AAGGTATCATTAGGTGTAATTAGATGTCCATAACCAATGGTTTTTTTACCAAGAGAATCTGCATAGATACTATTGCGAAACCCCTCATGGATTTTAATACTGATTTTTATAGAATCAAGATTCATTTCTTCTTTCTTTTGTTGCAGACATAGAGTTCTCTCCATATTTTGTTTTCCAACCTGCTAACAAAGGTAAGCATAATTCGTAATATTGATCTGTAGAATTTATTAAACATTTACACTCCCCTAATAAAAAACATTTAATCTTTGGTGAATACCAATAACAATTCATTTAATTAATTCTATTAATTTGTCCATGTTATATTTCTTTAGTGGGTAGTTTAATATGAGCTAATACTTTATCTTTGTTTGTACCCTCTTTAATAGTGTAACCTGAACCATTCTTATTAATTTCAACTTCTTTTCTATTATTGAGAAGAACCTTGTTGCTTTGTTCTTTTTTCTTTTCTTGATGGTTTTTGATGATTAAATCCTTTAATCGTTCCATAGTTACTCCCCATTATTTTTTTTCTCTTTTACATTATTAAACATATCTTTGTTAGGAGTATTATTGATTAAATCATATAATTCTTTTAAAGATATTGTTTTCCTTAATTTTTTTTTAGGTTTTTGTTTTTCCATCACTAATAAAATCTATAAAATACATTTCAATATTTAATTTTTTTTGTTTGGCAGTAGGACATCTATAGATTTCAGATTTGTCTTTTTTACGAAATGTTTTGGTCTTTACGTCTATTAATCTTATCTCTCCGGTTTCTTTATGTACTGCAACTAAATCAAATAAAGATTGTGGGTCTATTGCTTTGGCAACTAAATAATTTTCTTTCATTAGTTGTATCATCGCAATATGTTCTGCAATAGTACCAATATTAGATTTAGTTATTTTGCTAGTAAAGTTACGATTAGATTTGCAACACCTGTTAGACTTATTACGAATACAACCCATACTACCTTATAGATTAGATTCACTTTTTCGTCTATATGGTGTAGGTGATTATCTTTAATGGTGTCTATCTTGTGGTGGATGAGTGCCATCTCACCTTGTAGTTTAACTATCTCAATTTTATTCTCTTGAGAAGTGGAAAGTTTTTCTTCAGTCATAATATTACATTTTATTTTTTAGTTTCTTTTTTTACATTGTTTATTATTGTTTCAAGATAATCCATTCCAATAGCATCATTAATCACCCTTCTTTCATCTTTGCTAAATTGATTTAATTTATATTGAAGAATGTAAGGAATTAAAGAGCTATCTTTTTGCAATTCTTTTTTTGTTTCTTCTTTTACTTTTGCAAGTGCATTTTTAACAACTATTATTTGAGTATTAAATGGTAATGTTTTATAAGAATCTGTTTCTACTAATTTAGAAATTCCATATCCTATTTTAAAAGATAAAATATCTTTATATGCTCTATCTAATTCAGGTATTTTGGTAGAAATAAAAATTTCTCTTGGTAATATTTGCAATTTATCAAATTCTTTTTCAGCAGAATTTTTAGGAGCAATAAATCCAACACCTGTTAATTGAGTAACTAATGGATCTTGTCTAGTTCTTGGTGCAGCTCTTGGAACTCCTGCTTTATCTAATATAAAATTAGTTGCAGATGTTGCTTCAGGCAAGTCTTGAGATAGTATTCTTTTTTTAAATGAACCTGTAAAAGGTTGTCCTCCTGTATCTTTAATAACACCCATTTCAGGATAAAATTGAGCTATTGCATCTGTGACATTTTGAAGTGGTGTCATATAACCTGCAAACAACTCTCCTAAGAATTTTTTACTAGCCTCTATCCATTGTGGAGTTCCAGATTTAATATCTGTATTAGCAAAATAATCAGCCATCTGATCAAATAAATATAATCCTGTTGTTCCTCTAATACCTGCAAATACAGTAATAATATCTTTTGGATCAATATCTCTTAATGTTCCAGTTTTTAATCTATTATAAATATCAGCAACATATAAATATGCAGCAAATGGGTTAAATGGTCTAGTGTCTATTGTTCTATCGCCAACTTTAAATTCATACCATTTTTCACCTGCATAAGGCTGGTTACGCAAAGCAATAGCAGCTGTAAGCAAACCTAATCCTAACACAGATTTAGACAAACCAGACGTATCTCCTTTTGCCAATCTTTGTCTTTGTGCTTTGGAAATAAATCTTGTTATTCCTAATGGACTATACTCAAAATGAAACTTTAAAGAGTTCATTAAGAATCTTGGAAAAGGAATAACGGCAGTAGCGATGAAAGGCAATTTGTTAATTATATTAATAATTGTACCTGCAAAGCTATCGTAACCACCTTTTCCTAAATTAAAATCTCTAGCAAAAGTCACTTCTAATGCTTTATCTACTGCATTAGCAATATCAGAAGCTCTAATTAAAGAATGTTCTCCATCTTTTAATAATTGTTCTAATGTTTTAGATTTATATTGTTTTGGATTGGTTCTAATAATTTCATCTAATCTTGCTAAAAATACAGCTCTCCTAGTAATAAATTCTTGAGTTTTATTAACTATGTTTAGTGTATCTGTAGCAGATTCTAATCTTGTTAAAATTTTAGAAACCTTTCCTTCTGTACCTGTTTTTTTTTGAGCAGCTAATACATCAGAAGAATACCTTAAAAAAATTCTATTTTTTTCATTAGGAAATTGATTTAAAATAGTGTCTGTTTCTTTTTTTATTCTTTTAAACTCAGATGGTTTCCATTGTTTAAAATTATTAATTAACTGTTGTAAAGAAGTGATTGGACTTACTTTATTTTTTTGAAATTGAATTGGATCTACAAATGGTTGTATAGCTTTTTGTATAAAAAAATCCATTGTATTTTGTAATGAATCCAAACCTATTCTTGCACTTTGAGTAATATAGTTACGAACAGATGTTGCAAGTCTAGTAACCAATAAACCTCTACGAACATTGTCTAATCGTTTAATAAAATTCATTACAGAAGAACCAAATTGTCCAAATATTTCTCCAGTAGGGTCTAATTTATTTCTTAAATATTTAGATGCTTGAGAATATAAATTCAGTTCTTTTGCCGATTTACTTACACTTGGAAAAATTAAAGATATAAAATCATTAACAGGTATTTTATTATCTTCTGCAATTCTTCTAATAATGGTTGGAACATCGTATTTATCAGATAATAATATTTCTTGGATTTGCAAAGATATAGGTTTGCTTCTATCTATTTTAATATTTTCTTCTTGAATAAATTTTACTGTAGCATCTGTTATTTGTTTAACAGTATTAATTGGTAAAGCAGGTTCTCTATTTAATGATTCTATAGTATCTATAGTTGTTATTTCTTCTTTAACCGGTTGTTTCTTATTTACTATTTCATCTAATTTTTGCGTTTGAGCAGCGGTATCTTTATTAATAAAAGACTCACCTATAATTACATCATTTTTTTTTATTTGATTTAATTCTTTATTAGCAATATTTTCAATATCACTAATTACTTCTAGTTTCTTATCTGAACTTTGTCTTGCATAATCAATAACATTAGTAATTTCTTCTCCTGTTTTTGTACTTTTTAAAGTATTAGATTTTTTGGGAACAGGTTTAAAGGATGTTCCTGATTCTGCCATAACACCAATTAAAATACCATTAATATCTCTTGCTAATCTTTCTCCAGCTCCACCTGGATCTTTATCAATAGTTTTATAAACAAGATTTAATCCATCTCCAACAATACCTGATGCGATAAATCCTAAAGAGTTACCTGCTCTTAAAGCACTATCAATAATAACTGATCCGGTATCTACAAGATAATGATTAAAAGATCCTAATAAAGTATTTTTATCTCCAAGAATAAGTTTTAATTTTTCTTTATTCTCAGGACTAATACCAAGTTCTTCTTCCCATACAGATTTTAGTTGAGCAGAGGTAATAGGTAATTTTTTTTCTAAGATATTTTTTTTTTCAAAAACATCATTAATAGATAATTTTTTTTTATCTTCAGTTATATCTTCTTTTTTTTTACCAGCAATAATTTCAGCATTGGTTAATGTACCAAATGCTTTTTCAAACTCCTTTTCTTCTGAAGGTTTAATGGTTTCTTTTTTTTTATCTTCAGAAAATATTTCATTAATAGAAAAACTTTTATCTTGTTTTTCTTTAAATATTTCTTCAATAGTTGGCATTATTGATTATTTTTTTACAAAGGTTTTTCCATCCCAAATATAAATCACACCATTTATTTCATAGGCTTGATTCTTAATTAAATTTTTTGGATCTGGTTTCTCAGTTAATTTAATTACATTGGATGTTTTTTTTGCACCAAGTTCAGAAACTTGACTTAAAAAGTCTAATTGAGGTTGTATTTTGTTTTTATATAAATCTTGTTCTGCTTTAGACAAAGAATTAAATGCTTTAGTAAAATCATCTCCTTGAAGACCTTTCATCTTTTGATACACAGCTAATGTTTCTTGAGATAAAGTAGGTGTTGTTGCTCTAGGAGGAGTTAATCCTGCTGCAATATACAATTTATCTCTTTCTGATAATTCTGTTGAAGATAATAATTTTTCAAGAGCTTGTGCTTTTTTTGTTTTGGCTTTACTTTGTTTTATTAATTCTGCTTTTTGCATAGCTTTAAATGGATCATCTCCTTGAAGTCCTGAAGCAAGATAACCTAACGATTCAATAAATTTTGGATCTTGAATTATATTAGATGCACCTTTTCCAAATAATAATCCACCCTCACCCAATAATCCTGATGTTGGTTTTTGACCTGGAGCAATTAATCCTGTTACTGGATCTGTAGTTGGTTGAACTGCCGCTTGTCCAAGTAGTGTTTTTTTTATTTCGTCAAATATACTGTATGCCATTATAGTAGTCCTCTTTGGTTTAAATAATTATAATAAAAATTTGAAGTATTAGAAGCTCCTAGCTGATTATTTGTTCCTAAAATACCACTAACATTTTGTTTAGCTTGTTCGTACCTAGAAAGCAATCCTTGAGTTTGTGGTTGGTTTTGCAAGTTAGAAAAATATTGTAATACTTGAGATGGTTGAGCTTGTGTTCCGCCAAGAATATAAGGTGCTACAGGAATAATATCTGAATAGCTTAATGAATCTCCACCACCATCTGTTGTTGATTGAACACCTGAATAGCTTGGGTTCATCATAGTATTAGCAGCTACAGTTTGTACACCAACCTTAAATGCTGTTCCTAAAGGACTTATTGCAAATCCCAAAGGATTAGATTGTATTTCTGCTTTTAAATTATTTTGATAACTTGCTATAGTATCGGTAGCAATACCTGGATCTACAGCATTAGCAGGTGGTAGGCCTGTAGCAAAATAATCAGGTTCTTGTTGTTGAGTAATTGCATCAATTTGATTAGCTACATTTGCATCTATACTTGTAATAGTATCTGGAGTTCCATAAGCGGCACTTTCATAATCGTAACCACTATCTCCTCCACCACTTGTATCTACAGAACCAAAACCTTCATTATTAGCACTTTCAGTTCCATCAAATCCGCCATAGCCACCATCATCACCGTTATCGCTGCTATCACCGCCATCTCCACAGTACATGGTATAAGTTGATTCAAAATCTTGATCCATCTTTACTCCTTATGAAAGAATAGAAATTAAAAACAATATATATAAAATAGCAATATGTTTGCTAGGATTGTTCTTAATCTTTGTTTGAATATCAAATATTATTTTATTAATTTTATCCATTATAATAATCCACCTAATAATCCTAAACCTGCTCCAGCTAATGCACCATAACCACCTAAAAAACTAGCTGGTAATGCAGAACCAAGCATCGCACCACCAAGTGCTGTGGTTAATGGATTAGCTTGTGTTTGAGTTTGTCCACCTGTAATTGGAAAACCAGAAGCAATAGGAGAAACTAAACCTGCATACTGTTGTAATGCTTGGAACGGTGCTAGTTGTTGTTGTCTTTGTAATTGTTCTAATTGTTGACCTGTTTGAACTAAACTAGGAGTAGTTTGTGCAACACCTAATTGTCTAGCTCTTTCTTGTTCATAAGAACTAAATGCCAAAGGTAAAGCGGCTTGTGCAACTTGTGCTGCCACTTGTTGTTGAGCAAGGGGAGATGTAGGAGTTCTTCCTGCACCTGAGAATTGCTGAGCAACTGTTCCATAAATATCTGCACCTGTTTTTTGAATGAGTGGAGATAAGAATGGATTTAAATATTGTCCGCCAAGAGTAGCTGCTAACTGTTGTTGTGCAGCAGTACCCATAACTTCTTGTCCTGCCAAACCTGTTAGTGTTTGTTGAGTCGGTGCTACATAACCTGAAGCTCCTACTCCTTGTCCGTATAATTGTCCTGCCTCAGAAATAATCTGATTTAAAGCTGGTTGTGCTGGTGCATAGGGTGTAACTTGTGTAGTAGTAGTTCCACCACCTCCTCCGAATGACATCTATTGTTTCTCCTCTATATTATTTGTTAATGGTTTTTCTAAAAGCACATGGCTTTTTTTATATTCAAACTGTTTCAATACTTTTTCCCAACCTGGTCTAGCAATTAATTCCATCATAGTTACTCCATTCTTTACAGCATAATCTTCAATAATGCTAATTAAATGTTGCCATTTATGCCTTCTTCTGCCTGTCATAATACGGATATTTAAACATTTTTGAAGTGGTCTGTGCAAAATTTCTGTAACCACTACTCCGTAATATTGAACATTATGTTCTTCTGCTTTGTCATCCCAAAGAATCCATAACTGTAATTTGCCACTCATACACCATTGTTTCATATGGTCAGAGTCTGCATATCTATTAGAACGTATAAGAGCTAAAGCAATATCATTCTCTACTACTTTCCAAACCTCTTGAACTTTTTCTTTTGGAATGAATACCAATTGAATCATACTAGAAATCTATTTCTAATGTACTGATAAAACCTTTCATTGCGTTTGCTGTATTTGCTTCCATCCTTAAAATATCTCCAGCTTCTAAAACAAGAGTATGAGTAATCATATTTTGATATGTTTTAGATGAAAAAACACTATGAGATATTTCGTATTCTGTAGATGCAGAAGCATCATAGACAAATACTTCTAATTCAGGATTAGAACCTGCATGATTGGTAACTTGTATAGTTCTAACTAAAGAAGTTGTTTCAGCAGGGCAAGTATAAATATCAGTTTTGCTAGTTGTGGTTAAATCAAAAAATGCGTTCTTATAAGTATTAGCCATAGGGTAGATAAAGAAATACCCCACTTTATCATGTAAATAAAGCAGGGTATAGAATTAATTTGTTGTAATTATTTTTTTAAATATTTTTCAACATCTGAATACCATTCTTTGTAGAAAGAAGTTACATCATTAAAAAATTTTGCAACTTGTTCTTTGTACTCAGAGTATGTTGGAATCTTAAATGGGTTAAAATTAAACATAATATCTCCTTGTTGCAGAACCATATAATGTTGCACCGCAATAAGTCAAGTATTATGGTTTAACAGGAAATGATATTGATTTGGCCTGTTCAGCAGTTTCAATATTATTAGTAATATCTCTTAGTGCTTGACGATAAATCATCCAAGCATTTCTCTCAGCTGCATTAAAACCAACATCCGGTAATTGAGTCCAATCAGAATCAGCAAGAGCTTTATTTCTTTTGGCTCTTAATTCATCTAATGCCATTTCAAATTCTACAATAGGAAACAATGCTTCTATGTCAGCTTTAGATATTGGGGTAGTTCCGTTAAGCCAAGTAATTTGATTAATGTCATCTGCATTAATACTTACTTCTGCTGTTGGATTAATTTTTTGAATTGCTTTAATAATATTTGTCATAATTTATCCTTCTATCTCCATAAGTGTAATAAATGATGCATGACTATTTTGTTGAAAAGTAGCAGTATTACCAGACCCATTTGCTCTACCTTGAATTTTATAAGTTACTGAACTTGTCGTAGATGGCTCATCCAAGTAATTAACACATAAATGACCTACTATGATTGTAAAACCAGATGCACTTGCAGCGTTTATGAAAAGACCTTCACCAGTACCACTAAAAAGTGTCGTTGCATTACGTACTAACGAAATATCAGCACCACTTTGCGTACCTGTACTTCTTGCATCAACTAAAGAACTTGTTATGACTAAAATTTTATTAGATGCAGATGAAGGAGTAATAGAAGCAGTTAAGTTTGTATCTACATAAGATGTACTTGTTATAGCAGTAACTGTTGTAGTAGTTCCTTGAACAACCTGCAAAACCTTACCACCTACACCAGCAGGTAATGCTGTTACACCAGATAAAGAATTATTATTTAAAGTTATGATTGCCATTAGTTATTCTCCTTTGGATTATCAGCTTTGATTTGTGCTATTCTAGCTTTCCAGCTATCAATTCCATTATCGTAAATTTCTTCTAGTTGCTTATCCCAAGAACCATATAAAGATTTTCTAGTTGCTTTAATCTTTTCATTGTTCTCATAAGTAATTGCTTGTGCTTCTAGTGCATCTAATTGTGCTTGAGTAGGTTTAGCAATATCAAGATTCCATTCAGCTATAAATGCTCCTTTGCCGTCAGAGTTGTCTTGTAGTTTTACATCTTTAGTAAAATCAACTTCTTGATTTGCGTATAGTTTTATTTTAGTTGATAAATTTGCCATAATAATTCCTATTCTATAATTTTGTATCCACCAAAATATGTTGAATTACCATTGTTATCATAATTTACATTAGGTGATGTTGCATTACATTGAACATAAACTTCAACATAATCAGTTGAGCCATTCATTTCATAAATAACGCTTGTTCCTACACTTCCAGAATTAAAATTACTGGCATTATCTTCTGGACTGTAAGCACCAAAATTTATTGAACCATTTTTTCTAATATAAACATTTATATATCTTAAAGTACCACTATTTCCATAACATAAAATAGAAGTAGTAAATAAATATTTACCAGCAGTTGTTGGAGTAAATCTATAGTTTGTACTGTTATCAAAATTATTATTAGTATCAAAAAGTTCTGTATTAAATGTTACTTTAGTTATTACTCCACTAGACAAACTTTGAACTGAACCTGTTTTGTAAGCAAAAAAAGCTGGAGTGTTAGCACCACCAGCAGATACCCAAGAATTATCTCCTCTTAGGAAAGTAGAAGAACTTGGAGTTCCTGTTGCAGATAATTTAGATATTCCAATCGTACCATCAGATACAGTACCTACATTTAATACATCTCCTAATACTGTAATGAAGTCTATGCTATCAGAAGCAGTTAGAGCAGAAGCAAATACAATGTTAGAACCTGATATAGTATAAGAATCAAAAGGTGCTTGAATAACTCCGTTTAACGATACAATGCAGTTCGCTGGAGTTTGTGGATATACTGCAACACTATTTTTAGTTAGTGCATAGGTAGCAGTAGTCGTAGCTGTAAGTGCGTCTAGTACCTGATAATTTCCTACAATAGGTTGTCTTCCAAGATATGCCATATTATAATCCTAATGCCTTTAAGTGTTCTTTGGTTAATCCTAATTGCTCCATAATTGCTTCAGCTTCTTGTTTTTTAGTTTCTTTATCTAATTCTTCTTGTGCCATTTCTTGTTCTACAATTGGTATTTGTGCTTGAATATCTGCAATAGGAATTGGTTGAGTTCCATTTTCCCAAACAATAGTATTTATATCTTCTTCGCTAACAGAAACTTCTGCTTTTGGATTTATTTTAAGTATTGCTTTTATTAGTTTATTTTCTTTTAACATTATGCTCCTATCTCAAATGCTGTTATTGAACCTTTTGAAGTACCATGATTTATACTTACAGTTCCAACTCCATCAGTTGCAAAATATAATTGATATGTAATTGCTGATGTTGTTGCTGGTGAATCTAAGTTAGAAATACATATAGGATAGTATAATACACTTCCTGTATCATTACATTGGAAATAGTTAATAGATGTAGCATTTCTGTAAATAGAATATTTTGAACTTCTACCTGTAGTATCTTGACCACCAGAAGTTGTTACAACTACAAATATTTTATTAGATGCTGATGATGGCGTAATAGATACAGATAAAGTATTTGAACCAGTAACAAATGACGATGATGTTGTGCTTCTTGAAGTATTATCTGTTGCAGAAACAACTTGCAAAACCTTACCACCTACACCTGCTCCTAAACTGTCTGATACTAATTTTGTTATTGCCATTAATTATTCTCCTAACACATTAATGAACATGGAACGATAAACGAACCATCATCATAAGTTTCTATTATTGTTGTTGATAATACTTTTG